ATTTCATCATTAATTTTCAATAATCCATAAGAATCTGGAAATCCCAAAGTTCCTGTTGGGAAATTCTGCATATCAATGTCTATTGCATCACTAGCAATTCCAACAGTTGCACCTAATCCAACAGATTCTGTAAGGTTGGTTAAATTATCAATTTTTACATATTGATCAATATTATTAACTAAATCAACAGGACCACCTTGATATTCCTGTCCTTGGTAATATGACTTTAAAAACTCTGCGACTAAAGGATAATCGGACTTTACATATCCAGGAAGCTGGTTCTGAACTATGTTGCTAAACTTAACTCTTTTTGTTGTCATTGGATATGTCTATTCTTAGTAGGATGAAGCAGATGTGCCAGAGAAAGATGTAGGTGTGGTTGCCCCACTACCGCCAGTGCTAGGAACTGAACCAGATGTAGTAGTTGTTGTTACGTCACTATTACGACCTCCTGCACGAACTAAGTTGCCATTGGCATAACTTGAAGAGGTAATATAATTTGAACCAGATGGATCTAAACCAGAAGCAATCTCATCCACAACCGTTTCAAATAAACTGTTACTTATATCTAGTTGCAAATAAAGATCCTGTAATCCAATAACATCATTAGAAAGAGGACATGCTGAAATCTCAATAATTGTTTGTCCATCCTTTATCATTCCAGATTGGACATTAATTGGGTTAATAGTAATAACCCCACTCTTATAATCAATGGTTCCTACGTTTCTTTTAATAATAGTAGGGGATTGTGACTCTATAGAAGGAAGAGAGAATAGGAACAATGATCCAGTCAATTTATTAGTATTTGGTATATCTGATATATAAACATCATCCATTACACCTGCTATTTTAAAGGCAGATGACTTAATATTATATCCACTCATGCTCTTGATATGGAATTCGTTTCCAAAACCAATTTGATACTCTGCAAAGGCATTTAAAACTGCTCTTATGTCTCTTCTTATATAAACAGTCGTAATATTGGAAGTTATCGACTCATTACTTTGGTCAATAATGTTTAAAAACTTACTATATTTGAATCTAGCACCATATTTATTCATATCTGAAGATTCTGCATATTTTTCAGCATTATTTTGAACTAATGTAGAAACATATGCTGCATCAGGAGCAAGATTAGTGTTAAAATAGATTTTTGTGTTAACTTCAAGGTACAAATACTTCAAATCAAGTATTTCTGGAACAATTCCTGCTACAGCATACTTTTTCAACTTCAATTTAATCTTTTCTTTGATCAAACTTGGTAAAAAGTCACCAGTTCTTGGTTTTATGCTAATAAAGACCTTTCCAAACTGAGGAGGAATCAAATCTTCACCTCCAAAAACGGAAATTGACTCAGTTTCGGGATAAATTCGTGCTGGAATCAAAGATTCGTAATCATTTGAGGTTACTGCTCGGTTTTGAGACGAATAAATCCTTGGAGCAAACTTTCTGACGGATTCTACCGACTCAATTGTCTCTCCACCCGATGCAGAGAGTCCAGTAGTCATTAAAGAGATGCCAGAACTAATTGTATATGACTGAGCATTACGTGTATATTGAATTCTACCTGCAAAATTGAAAGAACTTAGTCCATTTGCAGAATCTCCACTAGAAGTGATGTAATTAATGGTTATAAAGTTACCATCTTCAAGTGCTTTTCCAAAAATTCCATCTCCAAAGAATATTTGATATCTTTCATCTTCAATTTCTTGTAAATAGTAAACTTTTGAGTCAGAATTTACGTCAAATAGACTATTTTGAACACTATATTTGGTTTCTGTCGTAGATGCTTCGTTTGGACGTACAGAAACGGTAATTAAATCAGTATCAACTCCAATATTTGGTAAAACAAACTTCTGATTTGGAATTCTTGATGAATATGTAAAGGTTTGTGTCAAAAGTGTACCTTCAAAAACCTCAACATCGTTAAATTCTGCAATTCCGTTAAAAACTGGAACCGTAATATCACTTAAAATTGAAAAAACGAAGGATTGACCACCAAATTGTGATGATGATGCTGCCACAGGACCTTTTTTAAGGGTTAATGTAGCAGGTGCAGGGTTAATTCCACTCGTATTTACGAAAAATGATACAGTTGCCCTTGCTGCTTGCCTTGGACGGGGTACATAACCTATATTTCTTGCTAATGAAACGATATTTTCTCTTAAAGTTGCAGTATCAATGAACACTTCATTAGTGATCATGTTCGCATTATAAGAAGTAATGTAAGTATTGTATGCCAGAACGTCCAAAAGCGTTGAAAGGTTGGATCCCTCGAAGTCATAATCGGTAAAATTCGAGTTTGACTTAAGATATTCCTGTAAAGTTGTCTTAACTTGGTCAAAATCCAAGTTAGAAAAGTTAGCTAATGGCATTTTTACCTACTTGACTGCAATACAAATTGTAATTCTTGTGCTGGAATCTCAATTCCAATGATTTCATATACGATAGTTACGTCAAAAGTGTTGTTATCATAGTCTGGAAATGCTTTTACATCTATCAATTGCACTCTTGGCTCAAAATTTTCAATAGATTCACGTAATTCATCAACAATAATGGATGCTGTGATGTCATCAATGTTCTCAAATAACGATTCAGTGATCCTAGAACCGAAAGTTGGTTCAAAAAACTTCTCTCCAGGCAGTGTGAACACAATATTCCTTACTGAACGTGCTATGGCATTGGCATTTTTAAGCGCAATGAGGTCATCATTCAGTGGATTGGACTGAAATGTCATACTAAGGTCTTTAAATCCTTGACTAACCCGTTCTAAAGGCACACTAATACACCGATTATTGTTTATTTATTAAGGATTGTATACTCTTATTCTGTAAGAGTAAACGCATCCACTTCATAATCTAATCCATCTTCCTCAAAATCCCCAAAAATCTCACTTTGAACTAAATCATCACGTTTTTTAGGTGTAAGACGGTCATTATTAACCTCTCTTAGCATTTTTTTCTTGGAATTTTCCATAATTTTGGTATGTTTTTACTATTTAACATAAAAAAAGGAGGGACTTAACCCTCCTTCATTATTTTCCTTGCCCTCGGTATGCTTTTTTTGCTTTATTTCGAGATGTTGCGGATAGTAGTGTCCGAGACGAGCGGCCTTGACGAGTTTTTTTCGGACGAGGGATCTTATATGTCCCGTCTTTCATCCCTGATAACATCGGCATTAGTTAATTTCCTCCAATTTTTGTTGTACGGACTCCTCCGTTGCTTGAATTCTATAAGATACTCCGTCCCTACGAGAAAGTTCGGTGAGTATCTCTGCGGATAAATCCCATAACTCTTCGGTTCTGAGTTGGGTGTTTACCGACATCTTAAATAACCCTTGTCTTTTCATGTCCTACACGTATGCGAGGGTCGCACCATGTCTCAATACCCATTTCCTTTGCATCAAGGCAGAAAGACACGTCCTCACCACACATATCCTGTACTGCACCTGACTCAAAGACTTGCATCTTAGGAGCAAACCAAGGGTATTCCATATTTTCAAAGACACCCTTCTTAATTAAGACCCATCCAAAACCTGTATAGTCAACTGTGAAAGGCTTGTTGCGTTTGCCCATAGACTCAACAGTCTCGTGATTCATAACTCCCCCGTTCTTACGGAAGTCTTCCTCTTCTAACCAGTGAGCGACTGAGGTAGTATGTCCATCCTCTGTAGCATACCAGCCTGCTGCGATCTGCTTTTCTTCACCTTCAGCAGGAATGGCAAGATCAGCAAGTTGCCAGAACTTCTCTGCATTAAACACAATGTCATTATCAATCCAAAGTTGATAATCATACTTAAGTTTGCCATCCCAAGGTTTTTGATCAGCACCACGAAGAACATTTGCACCTAATACTTTACAACGTGCAAAGTTAACCATAGAAGAGTAATCCTGTGATATCTGAATACTCATTCCTGTTTGTACCATATCAAATGATAATTGTACAAAATTCTTTAAGAAGGTATATGAACATCCTCTACCTGGTAAACAGAATACTATAGTCTTTCCTTTCCATCTTTCTTTAATTGCAGGAATATCCCATTTGGGTTCATCCTTTTTTGGTGCTTT